AATGTCGGTGAACATAGCAGATTTATTAAGTTTATCTTTTTTCATATATTTTTCCAACTATTACCATTTATAAGACTATCAACCCTAACAATTTTTATTGTTCCACATTCACAAATACATTCGACCGAACGATGCTTCTTGTTTATACTACAAGTGTTTGAATTTATTGACCATCTTGAGAATTTCACACCTTTCATTAGTTTGGTGGTACCCATAAAAACTTCCCTTATTATTGTTATATGGGTATTCTACCAGAAGTCCGTGCCATCGTCAAGGGAATCTTGATAATCTTTCTTAATTTCTTGTTGTTTCATTTCTTTGGAAATATAATTAACAAACGAACCCTTAATGCATTGTGTGTAATAAGCAAATGGGTTATCTGACAATTCGGGTTTAAAATTATCCCACGACTTACACAAAAACATCAAAGCATGCGCCTGCATGTCTTCGTTGTATAACGAGTTATAATAGTTGCTATGATTGGCATATCTTTCAACCAATTCAGTAAGCATTTTCACCAGCTTGTCAGACATTTTGCCTGCCTGCTTGCTGGTGATTACCTCATGTAGCCATTCTTTATCTTTAATCCGAACAGCACCTTTTTCTGTAAGATTACTTGTCCCCATTGTCATCACCACCAGTCAAGGTTACTAATTCTTCGGCTTCTGCGACGATTTGACCATGGTCTTCCTCGTCATGCACGAAGTGGTTTTCTTTGCTGTGGTCATTCATGTACGTGTGGGATGGGTTCAATCCTTGCTTTAGAAGCAATTCATCACGAACTTCTCGCTGCGCCTTTTCTTTATTCAAGAATTGGTTGAATGAATTATGAACACAAGTTGTGTAGTATGCAAATGCGTTGGTGTATTTCTCAGGGTCAAACTTAATCCAAGTCCTACATAACATCATCATGGCGTAAGCCTGCATGTCTTCGTTGTAAGTGTAGCCAATATACCTTCCAGCCCTGCCGTAGCGGGACGTTAACATTTGTAACATTCGTGCCAGCTTGTCTGACATGATGCCAGCCTCGCGACTTTTCAACACTTCCGCATACAAATCTTTGTTATTAAGGTAGTTTTTCTTAGCTGGCGTTTTTTGTTCTTCTTTTTCTGCCATTATTATTTCTCCATTTACATTATTATATATGATAAATTCGCTGTTGTCAACAACCATAAATACACATTAGACAAGAGGATTCAATAATGGTTGACAACAGTGGCGATTCTAACGGAAAAGTTAAATTAATATCCGCTAGTAATACAGGTAGGAAAGTTACATTCCGCGCAACACCACAAGTAACAGAAAATAGGAACGTTAATTATAACGCCCTTGAGCCACTTCACGCCCCCGGTCAAATCCAAGTATATAAGAATACGTCATCGCGAACGTTCAGTATATCAGATTTGAAGTTAATATCGCGTACTACCAAAGAGGCAGACGCAAATCTTAAAACGTTGTGGCTACTTCGTTCGTGGTGTATGCCACGGTTTGGTAATAGTTCTACACTATCAACAGATAACAGGTCAAATCGCATCGCGTGGCTAGGACAAACAGACCAATTTATTGACAACGATGAACGGGTAGAAATATTAGGCACAGAATTGCTTGGCGCACCACCAGAGGTGTTACTTCTTTCTGCCTACTCACAAACCATTGGCTCCGATTCTGTAAACGGCAAAACCAACACTGAAGTATGGCAAATAAAGCAACATCTCAATAGAATACCTGTTGTCATACAACAATTAACCATCCCATATCCAAATGACGTTGATTATATCAACACATCAACTGGTGTACCAATGCCAATCATTATGAACTTGGACTTGTCATTAATTGAAACACATTCACCCAACGCATACGAGGCATTTAGTTTAGATGACTTTCGTAACGGAAGATTAAAAGGATTTTAAATATGGCATTCAAAATAAACGATAACAATACAATCTCGACGGATAATAGAAATTCGCGATACGTTCAGGGCGGCACAACAGAGATATATAATAATAGAATAGGTTGGTGGGAAATACGCAAATTCGACCGTTCGGACAACGATATTCGTATCATCGTAAGGGATGATGAGGCAAAAAGACCAGACCTCATATCGTATAGAATATACGGTAAGGCTATATATGCTTGGTTAGTCTTACAATACAATAACATAGTAGATGTTGAAACGGAATTATTACCGGGCGCGGAAATATTCTTACCATCAAAACAAAGACTCATATTAGATATCATCACCAAACCAACTGGTGGTAAAACCGTATAAAAGGCGATAAATGTCCACACCACAAAATATATTAGGTAAGTTTGACACATATGCATACCACCATATCCTTATGGTATGTAATAGTACAACCACGGCCGAAGCATTAGCGGCTACTGATGAAATTACATCATTTCAGCACCCATACAACCAACCCCGTTATACGCCACGTAGTATTGGTGAAGTCGATGGTGGACAATACGTCACACTATTGGATGGTACAACAGACGCTCGGTTTTATATAACAGATGTCAGGTGGTCGAATGTTATCGCCGCGGACCCAGAAGTTGGAAAAGGAAATATACCACAATCAACAACCATGTCAACAGATGGCGAAATGACAATACAAGAGCCATTGGGCGCATCTTTTTTGAATAGATTAACAGAGATATGCGACTCGTTAGACACAGACCCCGTTGGTCTGGTGTTTGTTTTAAAAACCATATTTGTTGGTAGAAGCGCCAACGGGCAGACAGAAATGATTTCAACTGTTAGGCCAATGATGTTTATTGCGTTTGACATCACCGCTGTGTTTGACAATTCGGGCGCCAACTATAAATTAGAATTTGTTGGATTGACAAATGGCGCTGGTAAACTCCCACAACCACAGAAGATATTTGAAGGGTTATCGTTTGAGATGCAACCATCGCTCGCAAAAACAATAGCATCATTAGAAACAACAGTTAATGAAAAATATCAACTTTTTAAAGATAAAGCTATTAAAGATTTTGCCGCAACATTCAAAGAGTTGGATGAAAGCGATGCTATCACTAAAGCGGCTTGGTTTCTTTACGATAATTATCGTGATGTAAAATATAAACTATTCGTAGACGACGCATATCTTGCCGACGAAGCACGATATCGCGCAGGCGACATGGAAAATGTTAGAATAGCAGACAAAGTCAACGGTGCTACAGTAAACTATGGACCTGATATAACCGTCGAAGGTATCCTTAATAGAATAATGGCTTCTAGCTCTGGCGTTGTTGATGATTCACAAGGAAAAGGAACCAACCCCGATAACGATGGCAACCCATCAAAATATATTTATAAGATTATATCCACGCTACGCTCATCACCAGCCGAATATGTTGTGGAATATCATATTAAGAGATTCCTATTCGCCGAAAGTCCATATACACAACAACAAAAAGATGGCGTCATAAAACCCCTCCCCGGTCAATCAATTGAATTTAATTATATATTTACAGGAAAAAATGTAGATATTAAAAGCTTCGACATTAAAATGGAAATGGGAATGGCATTTTTTCAAATCGCCGCCACTACAAATAATATGCCAGCACAAAAAGAGTCTGTGTCTGGAAACACACAGAAGACGGCAAGGCTACAAGGTTCTAGTTATGTTGCCAGCACAGGGAAAAAGAAGCGAGGAAAATCACCATTATTTTTGGGTACCACATTAAAATCAACTCCCATGCGTAACACTAAACGCCCCATAGATTCGGCAGGATTTCAAGCGTTATTGGATAGACATGCGTCATTAGAAAACGTAAGTGCAAGTATGATTATTTACGGCAACCCACAATTATTAGACGAGATGACCATATTGCCGAGCGAAATCGCTCGCGGTTATACAGAAAACCCATCACCCGACGCAACAATAAACCCAAAATGGATGTCAACACCAACCCTAATAAAAGTTAATATTAAGATGCCAGTTGACGCCAACGACGTCAATACGGAGTATGAATCGTTTTGGTATAGTGGATATTATAATCTAATGACAGTAGAAAACATTTTTTCTGATGGTGAATTTACACAAGAATTGGGAATGTTTAGTATACCAATCGCCGACCAGATTCAAAAGGTAACAGACAAAGAAGAACCAGATTGGTACGATAAACATATAACACCAATAGGTGACGTTATTGTCGGAACAATTGCCGAAATTCCCGGCGTTGTTAGTAGATTCTTTAATGGATTGTTTGCTAATGAGGAATCTGTCGAAAAACAACACAAAGACAAAATTAACAATAGCTTACCAGCAAAAAACAAAATTACAAGAAGAGGAAGTAGATAATCTTCGGAGAATAATTGATGCGACGCAAAGGACCATTAGATAAAGTTAGAAATATTCGCGACAATAGTGCTGAATTTACACTCATCACAATAGGCGAGGTAGTTGACACGAACGACCCCCAACAGATGGGGCGGGTTCGTGTAGCATGCCCGTTACTCGGTGACTTAGAAGACGAAATTATAAAAAACATACCATGGGCAACTTATGTGTCCCCATTGGGTGGAACCACATTCACCCCAGCACGCGGTCGAGGCGATGTCAAATCACCCGGACAAGTAGCATATGGTATGTTCAATATTCCCAAAATTGGTAGTAATGTGTTGGTTGCTTGTGTAGACGGCGACCCGCGCTTTCGTGTCTGGCTCGGCTGCTTACACGACCAATTTCTGACACATACAATGCCGCATGGTAGATATAGTTATGAAACCGAAAATCAACCAGATGGACCGTTTACGTCATCTGAAGACGAATTACAACCATTATATGATAGTCAAACAACCGCATTTACAAATACTAATTCTGTTGTAGACCCAAGGATGTCCTTTGAATTCAGAACCCGTGCAGCTGATGTATCAGTTAGTGGTCTTGGTGCTGAATTTGTTAATGTTCCAGAATCTATAATATCACTTCTTGATGATGACGTGAATGTAGAATATGAAGACAATCCAGCGGGCGGCAAGTATTCTAACACACAAGGGTACAAAAAAAGCCGCGTAACACCAAATAAAAAAGCAAGTAACACAGGTGGTGAGTTATATGACCCACAAACATATTCTTGGACGACCCCCGGTTTCCATAGTATATCTATGATGGATAGTGCGGAAAATTGTCGCGTTCGATTTAGGACGACGCATGGACATCAAATAATCATGGATGATACTAACGAACGAATATACGTTAGTACAGCGGGTGGTAAGACTTGGATAGAAATGGATGAAGCTGGAAACATAGACATGTACGCCGAACGAAATGTATCAATACACGGCAAGAAAGATATCAACTTTAACGCTGGTGGGGAATTTAATATCCATGCAGAAAAAGCAGTAAATATTACATCCGCGAGTGATGTGAAAATCCAAGCCACCACTGCGTTGCATTTAAAATCAGATGCCTCTGTATTTTTGCATTCGGAAGACAATATGAATGTAAAAGCGGCTGGCGGGACATTGCACCTTGAAGGATTTGACACAACCAATATATTATCGGGTAATAGTGTATTGGTAACTGGTAGTGAAGTGCATCTAAATGGTCCACCAGCCGCCGCTGCCACCGAAGCTACGGATGCCACTGGTACGAGTCGTAAGCCAGACCACGAACCATGGGCACGAACAATGCTAATAGATGGCGAACCAGAATTCCCATATGATAGTGATGACGTAGGACGTAAGGAAAACGGCGAAGATTTAGGCAGAAACCCAAAATGGCACAGGTAAAAACCAATACTGCATATAAGATAAATATAAGATAATATTGGGATTTATGAAATGGCACGTCAAAATTTATACAAAGGATACTCATCGTTTGAATTTGAAAAGAACAAATCATTAACTCTGCGTGATGTGGAATTGGTGAAACTCGACCTGTTAAATCATATATTTACACAGAAAGGTACAAGGATTATGATGCCTACGTTTGGTACAATAATCCCCGAACTGACGTTTGAACCGCTCGATAGTGATATGCTCGATGAATTGTATTCGGAAGTAAAATCTGTCTTTGATTATGACCCACGAGTTCAAATCTTAAGCTTGGTGGTTGTCCCCGATTACGATACAAATACCGTTATAGTAGAAGCAAGGCTCCTATACGTTGAATTAGATACAGTGGATGATTTCAATTTGAACATCCAATTTGAGGAATAAGATGGCAAACCAAATAGCAAGAGCAGAAGCATGGGAAGTAGCACACGAAGCGTTTACGCAAGTTAACTTCAATTCGTTCGACTATAACACAATCAAGGAAAGTCTCCTTGATTATGTCAAGTTATACTTCCCCGAAGATTTCAACGACTATATTGAATCAAGTGAATTTATTGCAATTCTTGAAATATTTGCCTATGTTGGTGAATTGCTTGCATATCGCTTAGATTTAAACGCCCACGAAAACTTCATTACTACAGCACAACGTAAGGAATCAATCTTGCGTCTTGCTAAATTAATATCATATAAAGCATCGAGAAATATCCCATCCCGTGGTTTGGTTAAGCTATCATCTATCCAAACAACCGAACAAGTTATTGATTCGCAAGGCAGAAACCTTTCTGGTCGTAAGATTGTATGGAATGACTTAAACAACGCCGACTGGAAAGAACAATTTTTGTTAGTAATGAACCGTGTTTTATCCCAAGATTTTGGTAGCGTTGGTCCAAATGAGCGCGTACAAATTGAAGACG